AAGAGCGGTCTCTCTCCGCTTCGCTACCGATCTGTCTTTGCGCATACGCACACAAATCGATCCTGTCTTTTGTTTTGTGTCCGCTTAGTCCTGCTTCCTCTTTCCTATAAGCTCGTTCATCAGTGCAAACACCAGCCCTGCACAACCAATAGCGATAAAATAGACTGCCAAAAATCTAAGTGCCTTCCTCACGTTTTACAGAGAAGAGTCCGTGCCATCCTTGCAACCTTGCTCCTCTCTTCCCTCCCTTCTGTCTCTCGAATCATAAGTATGATATCACATAAGAAGTACTTTCTTATAAATTTATTAGTTTGATAGGATTGTAATTCCAGCGTGAAACGGATTTCAAAGTTGAATTTACAAAAAAATGGAAAAATATAATATAAATAGAAAGATAGCCACCCATAAAGGGAGATCTACTAAAATGGTAGAGCAAATCAAGGAGAAAAAATGAAACACCAACTCGAGATCATTTTGTTATCAATGGTTGTATTAGACATCATGGATGGAGATTTTAGAAGTTTCTCAATATTAGGCATCATCAAATCCGTACTCTATCTATTATGTTTTGCGTTGCTCATATTGCAAAAGAAAGAGAGCAAGGATTAAATCCGGGAGAAAAATCCAAAAATGCAAGAGGTGTAGCGGTTATAACACAAAAAGATCTTGCCATGCAATTAGATGTCTATCAAAAAGATCTCCGTCGTTGGTATTTACGAGACAATCTCCTTTATCCCCTTTGTGGTCTGGTACATCTTGCGCATGATGCTGTTTTCTTGCAAATATTCAATACCCCTTAGCTTAATGCGCACTTCATCAGCATCAATCTGCGTTTCTCCGGTGATGTTCTTTTTGATCTGAACTCCTTTGATATGGCCGACATCCGCCATCATTTCCAGATATCTGTTATATCGCCCCTCTGATACTTTCAGATGCTCCGGACTGACCTGCTCCAGTAAATCAAACTTCGGATAATCCATCGCCCGCTCTAAGGACGAGAGGATTTTATAAACTGCCCTGAAGTTGTCCATTAATGCACCTTCTGTTTGAAAATCCGTTCGTACTCTTCCCGCACCTTTTTGCGGAAGGGTTCTGGATCGTCCCCACGCTCGTATTCGGCGCAAACCTCGGGAAAAATATCATCGAGCCGCTTTGCAAGCTTCTCGTCGTACCTCTTTAGTTCGTCGTAGTTATCTACGATTAAATTCGGAAGGTCATAGGAGAATTGCAAGGGGTCGTAAGCCCCTCCGATAAACTTTAGTATCGTGTCTTTTATCTTGTCAATTATAGTCATAGCTCTAAGTCTCCATACCTCTATCATAGAGCCACCCACTCAATGCAGATCACACACCACATGAATAATCTCATGCATCAACACTTGATCATTCGATTCCTTCGGGAGAGCTTCGTCAATCCTGATTTCATTTCCGATAAAATCAATCTCGCCCTTCCTGAACTCCTCTCTACTCACTATAGGAACTTCCCTAACATTGTATTGCACTCCAAGAATATTTAGTTTCACGTGCTCTCCATTCTCAACAATTGCCCGCAAGCAAGCTCAATCGAAATCGGACAATAAAATACATTTGTTAACGCATTATTTCAGCACGTTATCCTCATATATCCGGTCACGCACTCTTTGCATCTTTCGCCCCTCGGCATTATAATCCTCGTAATCCGGGGGTGCAAATCCATTATTGAGATACCATCGGTCAATTGCGTCAAGCACCCCTCGCACATCGTGATTATTCAGAGGTGCTTCTGCCTCCGACACTTTCTCAATGATATAATCCCTATCCTCTGTACTAATTTTCATAATGTCACCTCGGATTCGTCTGTATAATCCTGTGATCAGTGAGACTCATTGTCACGGAACACCTAGCCTCAATATAAACCCGCCTCACATCTCCATTGGTCATCGTGGTTGTCGCTCCGGGTGTTCCTTTCTTCCGCCCGCCCCCTTCTGCGGGCGGCCGTGACAATAGACCAACGAAAAGACACCTCCAAATAGAAAGGTGTCTTTTTAACATTAATTTACTAGCTATTACTCCCATCCCGGACTGTCTTCGGAAACCTTGATCCCAAGACTTCGCAGAGCCTTGACCGCCTCCTTGCGATTTTTTTTACGCTCCTCGTCCGTATAATTTTTTTGACCTATTTTTTTGAGTCCAAGCGGTTCATTCCATCTATCGGCTGAGAAGAGCTTTTTCTTTTCTGCCATAATTATGCCTCCTCCAATATGATGTACCATTTGCCATCTTCCTGTATCTTATCTATGACATTAAATCGGCTAGCTATATTATATACCACTTCTCCCTCTTGAGCGTTAAATCTTCGAAGGTCTGCTCCGTTTTTTGAATTTAGAATCATAATTTGTATTTGCCCATCAGGATTATATAACTCATCCAGAGCAGTCGCACTCACAAACTGAGAAGAGCAGAACACTTGCCCGACTTGATATTCATCGAGAACCTCTGTCAACATCTCCTTATCGTAGAAATATAGCGACCTCGTGAAAGCACTCCTCATTCGTAACTCGTCCTCGGTTAATTGCTCACCTCTCCTTAATTTATCATTTAAGACATACGACTTTGAGCCAATATAATCCATAACCGCTCGAGTCTCTCGCTCAGTCAAAACCTCACACTGGATTTCTCCGTTCTTCCATTTATGGTAAGTCGCCTGTGACGGTGCAACTCTCCCTTTCAGGTCTGCATAAATGCGTTCTTTCTGTTCCGGAAGTCTGAACTTCCTTGAAAACTCTTTGTACTCGTCAAGTTGCGCCTGATATTTACACTTTGCAATGACGATATCGTCCGGATCCGCTTCACCCTCTTCTAAAAGGCGCACCTTGCTTCTCTGCGCCCGCATGTTGGTTTCCATCCGGCGCTGTTTCTGCGTAGCTTCATAGGTGTTATATTCCCGCCCCCTGAAGGATTGCTTAACGGCTTCCGCTTCTCTCTGCTCTTCTAACCATTCATCAGTATACTGCCTTTCACTCCCCGGAAAGAACAGATAATAACTGTGCCTGCAATTCCACCCCAGAAGCCCCGCACCTGTCCCCAGCCCGCAGATGTCTTCCAGTTGATCCATGGTATATACTTTGCCTTGCCACTCTGCATGTTCCGGTCTTGCTCCCACATGCCACGATACTTCAAACCGATCCACGCCAAGGATTTCCGCGTTCTTCCTTGTGATCTGATCGGTGAGTTGGGATACTCCCGTTAATATGGCACGCCTAGCGGCGACATCGATGCGGTTATGCCATCCGGAAGGGTAATCAATCCCCGTGTAATCTGTCGAGTTCGTTGAGAAGGCGTGATCTGTTCTTAGCCCGCTTCTGGTCATTTCCCCGACCATACGACGAATCACCGTATTATAATCCAATGCCCCCGATGTGATATCAACGATGGCTTGATCTAAATAATCGTCGTAAATTGCAGATAGAGGAGTGTATGCAAGTCCCTATATTTATATACAAAAAAAAGACCAAGAAATTTCTCCCTTAGCCTTTTGGCAACCTGGATTTGCACCAAGGGTTTGTCGTCCTACTGAACTATTACTTTTTCTATATCTTAATAACCCTGTCAACCATCTTCTTTTCTCGTTTGGTTGGCTCTCTTGTGCCACGTTCATCATGCAAATATCCGCTATGGCTGTGTGGCAATCGTCCTTTTTTGGTCTTGATTTTTCGGGAAGAATTTCTTTCTCTTCTCTCATCACAAACGCAACGATTATCCAATGCTTCCCCTGCCCATGAAAAGGTATTGTCGATAAGCAGCTCCACCCGAAATTCAGGAAATACGATCGCCGCAGATTGTCCCATAAGTGCAGCAGCCTGATTTTTTTCACAAATTTATAATTCTTAAGTGTCTGCCAAACGATCACTTGCAAGTTATTCTAAGAGATGGAGAGGGGTCGCCCACATATACGAAGTGCATTTTTTACCGAAATCACAAAGGAGAACAGCCCGTATTTTCCTACTTGAAGAGCCTTTTTAAAAAATGAAAAAGAAAGACAAAGACTGTCGCATAAGGACAAGGAAGATACTGGACTATATCAACCCCTTGCAAGAGTATGGCATTTGAATAGAAAAGACAGCCGCAAAGCATATTGAGG